CGTCTGGCGTCTACGACTCCGATCTGCACCTCAACTGTGGTCTGCCGAGCACCACTACACCCGACCCCGTGCCGGCACGTCACCCCGTTCGGCATAGTAGTCTATCTCGGACTGCGGAACATCATTCGGCCGCGCCTCACCGATCGCCGGGCCGGACGCTCCCACATTCGGATACGCAAGCAGACACGGGCTCGTCGAGCATAGACCGTTTGGGTGGTCGATCGGTACCTCGTCCGGAGCATACACACCCGGGCCGTGCCCGCTGTCGTGAGTTGCCCAGATATCGCAGATGTCCGGCGTAGGATGGGACCCCGACAATGCATATCGGACACCCAGAAGATGGGGCTTGAGTGCCCCTGTGTCTGGGTCCTTTGCCGCCAGGATCGTCGCCTCACGATAGGCGTTGTTGACCTCCGTGCGCGCGATCCGCATGGCCTGATAGCGCGGGTTGGACGCGCCGGCCTCCGTCAGTGCGGGCTCCAGCCTGCGGGCGACCTGGCGCACCGTTCGCCCCTCGGCCACTCCTTCCAGCAGCATGTTCTCGACGACAGTGCGCGTTCCGTCGGACATGGCATAGAGCCGATCGGCCAGGCGCAGCCCGTCCGCGTAGTATCTGGTCGCCAGCCTCTCCACCGCCGTGCCAGCCGTCCGCCCGTACGCGACAGACAGCTCGGCGCCGTCCGACAGCGTGTAGTTGCGCGTCAGCCCCGCATCCAGTTCGCCATCCGCCGACAACCCTGCCAGCGCCTCAATACGCGATTCTCGCTCGCTCGCCTCCTGCGCAAGCTCGATCATCCCTGCATCCAGGAGCTGCGGAAAGTCCAGCGCCAGGTCCACGATCACACTGTCCGCTTGGTGGAGCACTTGCAGTACATACTCGCGCGACAACACATCGTCCGCCGGCAGTTCCTCCAGCGTCGCGACCAGTCGCCGGGCCGCTGCGTCGAACGTAGATTCGAGCCGCCGCAGGTTGGCCTGGGTCGCCTGAAGCTGCCGCCTGCGCGCCGCCAGCAGGATCTGCTCGTACTCCGCTGCAGTGGCCGCGCTGTCCTCCAGCCGAACCGCTGCACTCACCCGTTCGCTCCGTTCAGCCGCGCCAGCTCCCCGTCGACTCGCGCGGACCACGGCGTCCGCTCGACATCATCAGACAGCGCCGTTCGCAGGTAGATTGGCAAGGCTCGCTGCTTGGAAGTGTCCCCGGTGGTTGGATTGGCTGGCGGTGGGGTAACGAGATCGGTAGCGTAGATCACGTCAACAGCGGCCCATGGCAGCCCGGTTACGACCCGCGCCTCGGCACGTGTCCACACTCCCGCCCTGTAGAGCAGTGCCGCCCGCCGCGCCAGCGCGTCCTGATCGTCCTGTAGGGCCTTTACGTTGCGGGTGTCGAACGCGCACCTCATGCCCGACGGTGGCTTGTACCGGGGCAGCAGGACGTGGTCCAGTGTCTCGGCCAGCATTGCCATGATCGGCAGTACGCCATTCTCCCACGCCTGCGTCTTCGCCTCGCGTTTGTTGGCATAGGTGTTCGTATCGTCGGGTAGGCCTAGAACCGATGGGGACAGAGCCATTGCCGCACAGATACGGGCGGTCGGCATTGTGTACAGCTTGTCTAGGGCGAGGGACTCCGGCGAGAACGCCAGGTGGTCAACCTTGATGGCGGCCGGAACGAACATCGGGCGGCCGCGCTTGTCGCCGCTGGTCCGCTCCGTCAGGAGCTCCATGATGCGCTCGGGCTCGCCCTCGAGAAACTGCGCTTCTGGATCGGCGCTAGAGACCATGAGACCCGGTATTCCCATGTTGGCGACCAGGACCGCTGTGTACGTGCTCATCTCGTTGTCGGCGGCCATGTCCCGTGCCACGCACCGCAGCGGCCCCAACCCGCGATTCAGCCGCTCAGGGTCCATCCCGTACCGGAAATGGCACACCATCTCCGGCGGAAGCTGCACGACATCTCGGCCGCCGCTCTTACGCGGCACGCGCCACTCGTAGTGATCGACCAGGCGGTTCGTGCCGGCGGCCGCCTTCGGCTCGATGGCGATGTGGGGGATGTACCAGAGTTCCGCGGGCATTTCACGGCGGTCTGGGACGATGAGCCAATAAGCGTTGCCGTCACCGAGCATACTCGTGATCGTCGCGTGCCAGAGTTCGCGTCCGGAATAGTACGGGTTGGGCCGTCGGATGAGAGCCGGCAGCGGGTGATCCGTGTCGAAGACATCATTGCCGCTGGCCGTACTCCTAACGGCGAGAGGCGCTTCGGGAAAGCTCGTTGCAATCCAGTTGATGCCAATTGCGGCGGTACTCGACTTCCACGCATCACCGGCCTTGGCCGCCCAATCCTGGTTACTGCCCGGCAGCAGCAGCGTCGCCCCTGTACCGCGCCAATGGCGCTCTTCGCCGAACGGGAGATTGCCAAGGCCCTTCCGCCACCCGTCAACAGCACCGCGCACCCGATCGATTACCCTCATATCATCCCCCTACTGCGCGGACCACGCGGCGGCCAGTGACCTCGTTATAAGCATCCGACGCTGCGTCTACCTGGTCGTCGTAGTCGTGCTGCATGTCCTCGCGGAACCGGCGCATCTCCTCTGTAAACGCCCGGTTCCATCGTGCGCGCACCAGCAGCGCATTGCCGCCATTGGTTGCATTCGCCCATGCCCGGGCCCGCACTGGTTTGGCCCCTGTTACGGGTTGTATGCTCGTTCGTGCGCTCCCGGTCAACTTCCGCAGGCGTCGCGCCTGATCGGTGCCTGCCTGCCCGGGGTCCTGCGGCAGGCGGACCACGTATGCGCCCTTGTACGCGGCGTAGTCGATCGCGGTCTGCCCCTCGATAGTTGCGTAGACCTGCTCACTTCCCCATTGCCCACGTATCACGTCCAGGACGCATGCGAGCCCCGCAGCCGTGAGACCGATCAGCACTCCCGCCGTGTAGTCACCGCCCCCTGACGTAGCGGCCAGGTCCCATGCACGGCAGTACCATCGCAGATCTGGCGGAGGTTCATCCACAATACGGTAGGCCGAGGCAACGAAGAACGAGCCGTCAACCGATGTGATCTCGTGCTGGGCCTCCCGCAGGAACGCACGCAGGCCCCAGTCGTTGATCTGGCGCTCACATGTGGATAGGTCCTGGCCGGCCCAGGTCGCCTCTCCCCCTGTGATCCGGTATACGGTTCGGCCGTCCTCCCTCTGAACCTGCGTGGTCTGGAGCCCACGCACGGCAGGTTCGAGTGTCGGGACATCGGCATCGCGTAGGAAGTCAGCGCGCCCGTCCACGAGCTGGGCGACTATGCCATTTTCATGGACCAGCGTTTGAATGAAGAGCAGAGCACAATCAGACGCGCCCGCCGGGAGCAGGGCAGTGGTGATCGCATCGATCTTCTTACCGACCGTTCGCGTGGTGTCGTTCTCTTCGTCCACATCGTCAAACACGATCAGATCTGGGCGGTATTGATCGAGCTTCACTCCACGGGCGGCTACGTCCAGCCCGAATCCCGCGCAGTTGAAACCAGTGGCTGTGCGGAGCTGATCGCGGCGCCATCCCTTCGACGTGCCATACCGGTTCAGCGCGCGGTCGATCCCTATCCGTTCGAGCAGCGTGGCTATCGACTGGACGTGCTTGTCGGCCTGTTCCTGTGTGCATGAGACGTAGAGTGCGAACCGCCTGCTGAGACGGATTGCTGCTCGACAAATGCAGAGTTCCGCCGTACTGGACTTGGCCCCACCACGGCACCAGACCTCCACGCGCGGCCTTGGCCTGATCCCAGGGTCCAATGCCTCGAACCATTCCCACAGGCGGATGTGGCGATCGGCGAATGGGTGCGTAGCCGTGTCCGGGAACCTGGCGGTCACCCAGTCTTGCCACGGAAGGTTGGCTTCTGGGAGGACCTCAGTCGTCCGATGCCGCCACTTCGCCGGGATACGTCCCCGCGCGATCTGCGCCATCTGCACCGCCAGCTTGACCCGTCGCCAATCGATCGACCTGGAGTTCGATTGCGTCCAGTTCGTCGTCTGTAGCATTCACAACCTGCATGATCCAGCCGGGCATGTCCTCGGCTTGCCGTTCAATGTCGATGCCGGTTTTCAGCGCTGCGATACAGTCACGAACGTTATCGATGGGCGTATGCCCTTCGCGCATGCGCTCGTTGAGGTATCGTGTGCCAGCCGTCTGCAGCGCCGCGCCGATCTGGCGCTGCCGTTCGAGCAGCTTCCGCTTACGCTCAATTGCATCAGCCTCAACGCGGCGGGCCGCCTCCTGGTCCCTAGCATCCGCACGGTCGTGCCAACCCCATTTCGCGATCCACCGGTCCATAGTGCGCTGATCTATGCGAGGTGACAGTTTGCGGCACGTGGCGGCAATGGCGCGGTTTGCTGCATACCACGCTTCAAAGGCGGCACGATGCCTTGCGGTCTCGCGTTGCATTGGCATGAGCTAGGTCCTTATCGTTACTCCGGAGGGACGGCAATGAGGTTCATCGTCATTGCCGTCCTTCTCGCCCGGTGGGGAGTAGACGCCTGGGCGCAGTGTGGCCTGGAACGCGGCCGGACCTCTCCCCTTCTCGATGGCTTCTATCCGGGCGGTCAGGTCGTCGATCCGGTGGCCCAGGTAACGGAGCGTGTTGATGATGGTGTCGATGCCGCGTTCAAGTTCGTTCAGCACCTCGACCTTCTTGACCACTACATCCTGGGTGTTCGTAATGGTGTCGCCGCTGCTCGTCTGTTCCCCCAGCGTTTCGCCGGGTCCGGTACCGAAGGCCGGCAGGACCCCATGCAACAGGTGTGGTGGGCACGTTCGTTTCATGAGGTCCTCAACGTGTCGCTGGAGTTCGGTCAAGTTGATCCCATCGACCACCACATCGTTCGTCTTGGTGTCCTCGCTCATAGTATGCCACCCTCTGCCTGTTCCGTCTTCACGGCACAACCCACACGGTGACGGTGGGTGTGCCCGGTGCGAGCGGCACGCTGCGCACGTCGAGCAGCAGCCCTTTCCGGCTCCACACGCTGATCCCGACCTCGGCGTATTCTCCGATGGCGTGGGCGTTCAGGACGGCCACGGCCGGGTATGTGCGCTGCGTGCGCTGGTCCCAGTAGCTGAACGGCGCGCTGGTGATCCTGACGTGCAGGACGCCGCGCTCATAGGACGCCAATGCGGCGGAGAAGGGTGCGTAGACGACGTTCCCTGCCGCGTCCATCTGTCC